TCACTGCGTCGCCGGGAAAGAGCCACGGAGCCGGAAGAATCTCAGCAGAGTACGGGCGATACGTTGTTGGAATGATTTTCGACTGCACAACGGTTAACGCCTGATTGCGCGCCGCATTACCGGCAATCAGCAGGTTATCCGTGAAGTCGAAAGCATAGCCAGCAGAGCCGTACACGTTTACCGTGCTGGTCTCTTTGCCCTCGCTGTCCTGTGATTTAATAGTGTACGTCAAGCCGGTAATCGTGACGTCCTGCTCGTAGATGTCGCTACTGTACCGGTTCGCGGGTGTCATTGCGAAACCGGCAGTTGTGTCATACCATCGAAATGCCAGCTTGCCGGTTTCGTTCATATAGGCGAACGTGCCGGTCAGAGCTGCGCAATACTGCAACAGTGTACGATAGGTGATTGTGCTCTGCGTTTCCGGTTTGCTCACCTGCACATTGTAATTCGGCAGGTTCTTCATGTTCGTGTCTGCGAGAGGTACACCGGCTGCCTTAGCGCAGGCTTGAATAACTTCCGCTACGGTCGAGTTGGTATCGTAGTCAAATCCGCTTGCGTCTTTGTCAAACAGTACCATTCTGTCCATTGCTGAGATGGAAATAGTGGACAGATGGCGCGGCGGCGTATCAACGATGAACACACCGAGCGGAACCCACGTCGGACTGTCCTCGTCCACTGCAACGGAGACCTTCATCTCGACGCCCTCAAAATTCACATCGTCGTATTTCTTGTCCGTGTTGTAGAGCGTCAGAGACAGGGTTGCCGCAATAGCAGAACCCAGCTCCAACTTGCTGCCGGAAACAGCGGTTCTGTCGATAGACAGACCACCATCGCAGATTCGGTCAGATGTAATAGTCTGGTCTGTTGTGTTCAGCAGCTTTCCCGTGCTGACGTACCGCAATCCGGTACTCTCTACCTTGGCAATCTGGTGCCCACCGGATTGCCATTTTTCTTTAATTGTGTTTGCTAGATTTACCATCTATTAAACCTCAACTAAACTAAAACTGATACTCGCATTGATGCCGAGTGTGTGATTGTATGTGTCAACTGATTTGTCACCGACATAAAACTTGCCGGTCTTGTATGAGTTCGTCATAGGGTTGTAGTAACTGACGGACAAGTATTCGTTCGTGAACTTTGACAGGATAGATTGAGATTCCGCGAACGTTTTGTTTTGCCAGCTCAGCTCGATCTTGTCTACTGTTCGGATTTTCTCGACATGCATCAGTGCATCTTCGGTTCGCCCAGCCGTGCTGCGGGACACAACTTCCTGTGACCACTTATACGACGATGGGCACAGAACAGTCGCCCCATCAATTGATTTGATTGGATTTGCCATTCTGTGCCTCCTTAGCCTACAGGGATGACTGTTTTGCCCATCCGCTGATTCTGTCGTCTTGCCGCATTGGTGATGTCACCAATACTGATTCCTGTGTCTTTCTCAAGCAATGCGCGGAGCAGTTCGTTCTGCTCTCGCAACAGTGCGTTCTGCTGACTATTTGCAGATGCTACGCCGCGTGCGATACCTTCCACGATCTGTTCATTGTTTGCGACGGCGTTTTTGTTGCCCATACGTCCAACCATTTCTGCGCCGTTCTCTCGTGCAATGAACATCTCGCCTACGTCAGGGAAACCACCCTTCGCATAGTAGTTCCAATCGAGACTAAATGACGGAAGTCCGGGAATGAACTGCGCCAGTGCGCCAGTTGCCGCACTCCATATCGTCTTGATTGACGGAAGCTTGATCTGACCGAATTTCAGTTTTATGTTGCCCCACGCTTTCGATGCCGCGTCGGCAGCATCGGAAAAAGCTTTTTTCAACTTTGACAGCTTGTCATCTGCTGTTTTCTTCGCATTATCCAGCGCAGAACCGACATTCTTTTTCATCGTATCCCAGTCCGGTTTTTTTGCCTTCGCCAGACTTACCGCGCCCGCTGCCATCAGGGCAATACCAAGCGGCAATGCCACACCTGTCAAGGCAAGGAATGCACCAAGCGGGAGCAACGCCTTGCTCACGACACCCAAGATGGTGCCAAGAATGGACTTGATCTTGTCTCCTATCGAGTCCCAGTTCAGTTTCTTCTGCGCCACGAGAGAGATTGCGCCAACCGCAATCAGCGCAATACCAAGCGGCAATGCCACACCGGTCAGGGCAAGAATGATGCCTAGGGGGAGCAAAGCCTTGCTGGCAGTGCTGAGGATTGTACCGAGTACGCCGGATGTACCATCCTTCACTTTGTTCCAATTCAGTGCAACTGATGTTACAAGCGCAATCGCGCCTGCTGCAATCAGTGCAATGCCCAGAGGTAGCATCACACCGGTCATCGTGAGCACTACGCCCAGTGCCAGAAGCGCGCCACCGGCAAAGGCTGCAATTGTGCTGATGACCGATTTCACATTGCTTGACAAGCCTGACCAGTTCAAGGCAGCAATTGATGCAAGCTCAACGGCGCCTGCTGCCATCAAAGCAATACCCAAAGGCAGGCTTGCACCAGAGAAAGCAAGAATCGCACCAATAGCCATCTGCGCCGGTGCAAGGATGCCGAGAACGGTATTCACTACCTTTTGAACAGGGTCTATCATCGCGGAATCCCAGTTCGCTTTAATCGCCTGATAGCCTTCCCATCCGCCCCAAGCCATCATTGCGAGGCCGAGCGGGACATTTGCGCCGGAGAAAGCCAAGATTGCGCCAACCCCAACTGCCGCGCCGGAAAGTGCGATCATGATACCGTTGAGTTCTTGCGAGATGTTTTCATAAAATCCATTGTTGAAATCTACCACAGCATCTACGGATTTGTTGAATGCCCGCCAAAAACTGCTTGCAATGTCATCCATTCCGAGATTGTCTATCGCCTGTTGTAGCTTTCGCTGGAAAATCTCCCCTATGTCTGTCCAGTCGTGCTCATCCAGCCAAGCAGACCACTCGTCGAAGAAACCTGTCCAGAAGTCCGTTATGCTTTTCGTGACCAAGCCCCAGTTCAAGCCGTAGAGGAAACCGCCTATCAAGTCAAGCAGGCTGGTAAACTTGCGAACCAGCAGTCCGCCTGCCTTAGAAAAGTCGACCTGCGCCAGTGCCATATCTAAGAACTGAGCAAATCGGTTGCCGATTTTCGCAAAGTCTGTGTACTTGAGGAAATAATATGACGTCTGGATAATGCCATTCAGTCCATAGCCGAATTTCTTGCCCGCGCCTTGCCAGTCAATAGCGTCTATCGCGCTGTTGACCTTATCCGCAAGCATCTTGCCCAAGCTCTGCCAGTCGCCTTTGTTGATAGTATCCTTTAGATTCTTCGCAAAATCTGAGATTCCGCCGTCAATATTTTCCTCAGTGAACATCCCACCGTAATCAGGAATTTCCGTGCCGGAATCATTCTTCTTGCTGGAACTGCTGCCTTTGCTGGAATTGTCATCAAGCGCATGAATCTCATCAAAACTGGTCAGACTGCGTTTCAGCTCGTCTGCCTTCTTCTTAGCGTCGTCCTCCGCGTCGGATATATCTTTGACCGCTTCTGCGTACTTGGTCTGCTGCTTTACTGCCTTCGTGTATGTCGTCTTGCCGGACAAAGCGGATACGAGCTGGTTAAAACGATTAAGCAAAGTAACCACCTTGTCAACGACAAAATCCAGTGCCGGGGCAAGGGCGTTTACGAGTGGTGCAGCCGCTGCACCAATAGAGTTTTTCAGGTACAGCAGACTTGTTGCGGCTCTGTCCATGCCCGCCGCGAACTGGTTTCCCGTAATCAGCGAATACTGGTACAGATTGTCCAATCCGTCTGTCAATCCGGTCTTGAACAGGCTAATAATTCGGTAAATCGAACCGTAAGTGACTACAGTAAGCAGCGCATACTTGATATGCTTGAGCTTGTCCTGCACGGCGGACAGCGGGGAGAGCAGTTTCTTGACTGGCGCGGATGCCAATCTGCCCATGAACGCCGCCGTCTGTTTCGCACCTGTGCCAACACCATTCAGCAGAGTTTTTGTCTTGCCGAGATGTATGTTCAGCCCTTTCTGTTCCTGCACGTGTTGCGCAACTGATTTTGCGCTGCTTGAGATCGCGGATTTTGCGCTACCAAAAATACCGGGCAGAGCTTTCACCCCGGATGCTGTTTTCGCCAGAACCGTGTCAGCGGCATTGTGTATTCCCTGTAATGGTGCGCCGCCCAAACGATCGCTATATGCGCCACCGTTCAACGCACTGGACAGTCTATTTTTCACACCCGAGGCGGCTTTTGCCACACCGGAATAGCCCCTGTATAAGGCTTCTCCTCCGATGCCCTTGTCTACCGCACTTTTCGCTGCTGCCGAAACCTTGCTCACAACGGACTGCATGGCTCTTACTGGCGCGGTTGCCGCGCTGGTTATACCCTTTGCCAGACCTTCAGACAGGAACTTACCAATTGCAGCCATCACGCGGGACGGAGAGTGCACATCAAATCCACTTCGTACTGCTTCAACCACGGGGTTGACAATATACTCCCGTGCTACGCTGCTCAGCTGCGCCGAGCTTGAAACGATGCCTTGTACGATGCCCGCACCGATGTTTTGACCGATGCCGTTCATCTCACCCTGCATACTCTTGAGCTGCTTTGTGAAGGTGCTCAGAGAACGAGACTGCGTCAACTTTTTCAAGTCGGACAGAAAGCTGTTCAGTCCCTTGTTCTGTCCCAAGCCAGACAGAGACTTACTAAGCGAACTAACACTTTTCTTTGTCTCTGCCAGCTTTGCGCTGAGGGCTTCCAGCTTATCAATCGTAGCTTGCAGAGAGTCTTGCGCCTTCGTTGATTCGCCCGTGACGTTAAATTGTAAACCTTCAATCTCATCAGGCATCTAATCACTCCTTTGCTGCGTTAACCCTCTGCATCCATGCAAGCATCTGTGCTTTTCTTTCTTCCATCTTGCGCTGCTGCTCTCGCTTGTCGCGTTCTCTCACTGCGGCTTCAGTCAGCGGATACGGCTCGTTGACATACGATTCCGGTTTGCCGCCGCCCATTGCTTGTAGCGCGGGCGCCATTGCGTAGATCGCGTCATACACATACTTTCCCTGCAACCACAAATACGAGTTCTGCCGGTCGCGTCGTAATTCTTCTGCTTTCTGGTAAGCCCTTGGGAGCAGATTGTCTCCGTCCCAATACTGTTCTTCCGTCATTCCAATGGACAGATAATATGGGAAGTGTGTGTTGAACACCTCTCCATATTTGATTTGCGTGGGCTGACTTACTCCGTAGTCGTCCACGCCACGGCGTTTCCCTTGCCTTCCTCCGGCTCTGCCAGCAGACCTTCAAGCGTCTCGGAATAGCAGTCAACCAGCGCGGAAATCAGGTCTGCCTTGTTGGTCAGTGCTGCATAGATTTCATCAATCTTTGCCTGCTTGACAAACGGGTGCTTCGCCTTAAATGCACCCGCAAACAGCAGCGGAATAGAGGTCGCCATCTTGCCGTCAATGTTCTGGATGTTAAAGCCTGATGCCTCAAGCTGCTGTACAGTGCGCTTCGTAAAGCACAGAGTATATGCAACGTCGTCATACTTAAAATTGATTGTTTTCATGGTAGAATATCCTCCTAAAATATTCGGTGATTAAGACAGTGTCGGGATAGTAGTCGCGTAGGAAATCGTAGAGGACGGAGAGATGGTAATTGCCATCTTGCGAACCTCGTTTACGCCACCACCGGTGACATATGCGGACAAACGACCAGTCCATGTCCAAACGCCGTGCTCGCCGTTTGCGCCCATTGCCAGTGCAAACTTGTAGTCGGTGTCCGGCTTGAATGCGCTCAGCATCGCAAAAGTCTTTTCGTCGTAGTTGGTGTTGAATGTCTTGGATTCGTTCTCCTGAATACCCAGAATAGAGGTTTTCATGTTGTCCGACAAAGTTGTGGTGTCCAGAGTTTCCGGTGCGCCACCCATGTCAGGAAAGTCAATGATGTCGCAAAGGATGTTGTACGCCTTTGCAGTAGCTAGGGAATTCGCGGAGTAGGAGACATTCGCCAACAGGTAGGTCTGGTAGGTAGACGTTGCGCCGCTCGCGCCGGTCGTAGCCGTACCAGAAAGTGCATAATTCAGTGCCATTGTATCAGCTCCTATATAAATATAAATTCACGCCGTCGTAGTCCACACGATATGTTGCGGTCAGACGGTAAATTGTTGTATCTAACATGTTCGGGACGGGCAAATAAGATGTTCGGATACAGTTCAGCTTATACAGCTCCGCATCAATCAGCTCCATGATTCTCTTTGCCTCAGACTTCTTTCGGTTTCGCAAATTGGAGTACACGTTGACTGTGAATGCCAGTGTTGAAACCGCTTCTTGCTTTCCGTTCGTCTGTTTCCCGATGGCGGGCGTGTTATCGTGCGCCCAGAGCGAAATGTGCGGAAACTTTGCAGGTGTCTGGATGTACTCGCTCGCAATGCTCGCGTTTGGGTACGCCGCCAACACCGCTTTTCGCACTGTGTCAAAGATGTAATCTTCGCAATCATTCATCTGCGAATACCTCCTTCGCAATCTGTTGCAGCTCTCGCTTTAAATCTTGTACGGTATAGTACATGCACATATTTGCCGGATTGCCGTAAGTGTGCCACTTGGTCTGCTCGTTGTTGACCGCTCGTCCATGTGTGCCGCCAGACGCACCTTCGTACACCCAGCCGCCTTCTTTCAAACCTTGATGTTTGCCGTATCCGCCGCGGATATAGCCTAGCTGGTCTGCATCAGGATGAGCCGGTGCCGTGTATCGGATGCCAGTACCGAACTCGATGAACAGCACAGCAGAACCGACAGCAACCGTGGCGTATGTGTTTTCGCCGGTTTTCTGCACGGATACAGACACATTTTTCATGCCGTCATATTCGGCATTCTGAAACCGTATCCGTGCATCGGACATACCTCGCTCCGCAAGCTCTTGTGCCAGCTCGTCAGTCTTGCGCTGTAACCATTGCTGCCGTTGCTTGAGCACACGAATTGCGTTTTTGATTCCGGCTTGTGTCAGTGGAATATCAAGTTTCATGTCCGGTTCACCTTCGTCAGCGCGTATGCGCAGGTATTCAGCGACGGCGCACAACGTTTGACGATGTACTCATCCTGCGTGTCGTCGGACTTGCGCCGCGCAAACAGCACAATATCTTCCTCGCGGATAGGGCATTCTGGGTCACTGACTGTGAGCACACAGTCATAATCATCCAGCATGCCGAACATGTCTCGGTACACCTCACCGGCTGGCGGAGATACGACACCTTTAATTGCTTTAGCATCTTCGTAAGATGCTTCTTGCTCGCCGGTGTAATAGCCATCCTCGTTGACAATATCGGTCAGTCCTGCGTATTTTCGGTAATACACCGTTCTCTCATTGCGGCACATGCATCTCATAGCACCACCGCCTTTGGCACAATGCGCGCCAACAGAGCTTGCGGGACGTCGGCAGCACTGTAGGTTCGGCTGATGCCGCCCTCTGTGTGCCCTGTCTCGCCTTCTGCGCCGCGCTTGTTGATGAGATATACGGCAATCTGTAGCATGTCGTACTCATAAGTGTCCGGCAGGATGGAGCTGTCATCTCCGCCGAACGGGTACAGCTGGTGGAGAGCGATACTCTCCGCCATGTTGAGATAGGCAGACAGCACAGCTTCGTCGGTTTCGTCAGTCATCGCTGCTGCAAATTTGATTCTTTCTCTGTCGGTCATGCCGTCTGCCTCCTATCTTGATTAGCCTGCTGCGCCGGAAGTGGTTCCTGGACGGGTGTATGTTGTCGACAGACCGGTAAACTTGCCGTGATACCACTCTGCGCCGTAGTCCAGACCCAGCTGACCGAACAGCTGATATTTCTGACCGGCGCCGGTCTTTGCCAGCGGTTCGAGGAAGAAGTTGCCCTTACCCGGTACCGGCTGATATACCGGAGCGATAATGCCAAGGTTCATGACCAGTGCAGTGCCTGCCGGAAGATACTGCGCGGACACAAGGTCGATAGCGCCCATCGGGGTAACCAGTGTAGAGATATTGATACCGTTGATGGTTCTATCAGACGGCACAATGGTCAGGTTGTTCTGTACCGCGCTTGCGTTCAGCTGCAATCGGGTGATGCCGTCCACCCAGAGGGTCAGACCAGAAGTCGGCGCGTGTGCGTCCTGAATCTTCTTGAGCATGTCCGCCACATCCCACACGGACAGTTCCTTGGATGCCATCTTGATCTCGTTGGTCTTAATAGCGGAAACCATGCCGCAAGTCTTGTTTGCTGTCGCGTCAGTCGTCGCCTTGGCGTATACACCGTTGATGAAGGTGTATTCAATCTGATTGCGAATCTGCTGCATGTGCGCTGCCACCTGAAAATCCAGTTCGTTAATCGGATTGCCGGACTGGTTCGCAATGTTAATGCCAGACAAGGTGCCCATGTTGGACTGCTTCGCGTAAGAGATACCCACGGAATCCATGAAAATCTGGGTCACGTTGGTTGTCTGCTTGCGGGTAACAACTGTTGCGTCCGGTGCAGTCAGAGATGCAGTTTCGGAAATGCTCGGCTGCGCCAGCGTTTTGTCGGTGTTGTACTCCTGACCCACCACGAACTCTACGTGATTGGTGGTCTTTGCTCTGCTGCCGATTGCAGTAGAGAACGGGCACTGGGTGTTGCCCTTATTGAACAGCATACCGGAGTATTCCAGTACGCCAAAACTGGTAGCAAACTGGTCTGCCATCAGTCATACCTCCTTTATTCGGTTGCAGCTGCCTGCCCCGCAAGGCGTGTGTAGTACGCCACGGCGGCAACGTCGCCAGCTGCGTTTGCTTCTTCGATCTTCTTGTTGTAGTCCACGCTGCCGATTGTGCCCCCGGTCGGCTTGGACATGTGCTTCATCTGGTCTGCAATGATTGCGTCCTTGTAGGAACTCAGGAAAGCCTGCTGGTTCTTTGTGACGGTGTCAAAATCGCCGTCAACGAGCGCCTTTGCAGTTGCCTTTGCCAGCTTTTCTTCATAGCCGAGCTTGATGTAATCGGTAACGTGTCGATTCAGCGCAGCGCTTCTTTCCAGCTCTGCCACCTTGCCGGTTGCTGCGTTCAGCTGTTCGGTCAGGTCTGCAATCTGGTTCTGCTCCTGAGAGTTGTGTTCTCTCAACTCGCGCTTACGCGCTGCTGCTTCGGCGGTTGCCTTATCGACTGCGCCTTTCCACTTTGCCTCGACTTTCTTAGTAGCTGCTGCCGTCAGTTCCGGTACAGCTGCTTCAAGTGCTGCGGACAGTTCGTCCTCGGACATACCTTCCTTGTACTGCTCTCCGAGCAGGTCAGATAAATAACTCATAATATAGCTCCTTGCGTTTACAGTTCTCTCTGTTCATGTGTGGTTTGTTTACGCGGCTTCTCTGCCGCGAAAAATATAAAAGGGGACACCAAACCTTTCTGGTTCAGCGTCCCTTTGGACAGCCCGTGCCTCTTGCGCGGGTGCATATTATTCAAAACTTAGCTGTTGCGGTTCGTTTTACTGTGATGACAACAATTCTGCCGTTCTCAAGTTTCAGTTCCAGCAGACCGGTCTTGTTCAGCTGTTTCTCGATTTCCGCTGCCAGCTTCGGGGTCATTGTTGCCTTCATCCGTTGCTCCCATCTGCTGTTGCTGCTCTCGCGCCTTCTGTTCCTGTTCTTCCTTGTACTTCATGGACATGTCATATGCCAACTGAGCGTCAGCAAACAAGCCGCATGTCTTGAATGCCAGAAGCGGATGAACGCTGCTGCTGGCAAGCAAGGTGGTCAAGACTTGTACCTTTGACTGCTTGTCGGAACTGTTCGTTCTCGGCAGGTTGATTTCTACTGCCGATGCCGACAAGTTCAGTCCTGCGAGATACTTTGCTATGTTCAGTGCCACGCGCAGGAATCGCTTCTCGGCGGGGCGGAACATCAGCTCTGTGTTCTTCGCTCGTGCTTCTGCGTCCGACCAGCCGTCACGGAAGATTACTGCTGCGCCTGTGTCCGATGTGGACGAACCGCCATTACGGTTCGGCATGCCGCAGATAGTCAGCACCACATTGTACATGTGGTCAACAAGTGTCTGCGTCTCGCTCTGTCCCAGCTCCGCAGTGATGTAACTAATCTCTGCCTTCATGGTCTCTGACCGGTCGCCAAATTTAATAGCGCCGCGTGCGCGGAACTGGTCATAGTCGTCAGGGCTGATGTCCATGTTCTTGAACAGCAGATATGCCTGTACAAACTGTTCAACCGCGTCTACACGGTTGCTGTCGACAGTGTTGATTGCGTCGAGCAAAGGCAAGACGACTTCAAAAGAGCCAAGCCGAGCTGTGTTCAGCGCATATTCGATGATCGGGATTCCGCCCAGAAAATTCGGCTCTGCCTGTACCTTTTCATTGATGATGGTGAAAAAGTGTGTTTGCGAATAGCAGTTGTATACAGTGTCGCCGTTTTCTCGGGTCACATAGGTAACGCCCAACACGGGCGCATGTGAGAAACCGGAGTTATACACAACAAAAGTGTTGCGCGGGTCGAGCGTCATCACATCGAATGGCGAATCATATGTCGGGTCGGTGTTCGGTAAAACGATTCGGTATCCCACACCGGCAATGTGCATCCAGTCAACCAATTCGTGGTCTTTTGCGGCTTTATCCACCTCAACCATGTATTCATTCAACTGCTTAATCCCGTCATCGTCGGAATCGGCAGAGGCGGACACATACTGCACGGGTTCCCCAAGGAAGTATCCGGTCTTGAATGTGACAATCTCAGCCGCACGGTTCTCCACGATTTTGTTACAGATTTCAGGTCTGACTTCCTTCTCGCGGTTCTCAATGCGCTGATGTCCGCGGTACACGTTCCACAAATACTGAATGTCTACGCGGTTCAGGTCGTGTTGGATGGTCGCTGCATGCAGCACATCCAGCACATTTGCCGGAGTGACTTCTTCGGCGTCGGTCAGTATAACACGCCGTCCGTGATACAGACCGGCAGAAAAATCATCACGCATGCAGCGCCCTCCCTTCGAATACTTCTTAGGATAAAACAGAGGATACCCCACGTATAATTATACCATATCTTGTGCTTCAATCAACACAATGTGCAAGATATATTGCGTAGTTTTTGTCATCTTTCCTCAGAATGTCCGGCTGACCACTTCAATCTGAGAGCCAATGCGCATACGAATCTCGTTTTCCAGCATTGCCAAGCTGTCCGGCGCGTCGTCGTGCGGCACTTTTCCCTGCCGGACATACGTGGTCAGCTGCTTAAAGAACTGGTCATATTGGCTGCCTGCCTTGTAGGTGGACGGATGCCGGAAGTAAAACTTCTTGATGATATTGTCCGACGCAAATTCAATGCGGGTCTCTTTGTTTGAGATTGTCCGCTTCGTGCGAATACTGCACGTGTATCCCATGCCCTTTAACAGCTGCTCCACATCTCGCGCAAAGTAGCTGCCCGCATTGTTGGATTCAAATACGGCAGATGCCGCATGATTATCCCGCAGCGCCTTTGCGCATTCCGGCTTTGTGACCGTCGGCGGCGCATCGTCAAAAACTACGTCGATTAGATATGCCTCTTGGTCGTAAATCGCCACGATTGGCATGGATGTAAAGTCGGCACCCTTGTCAGCAGTATCACATGCCGCAAAGATGGTGTCTGGCTCTCTGCCGACCGGCAACTCAAAGAAATAATTCAGTTCGTCTTTGTTGAACAGTAAACCCTTTGCTTCAAACGGCTGCTGCTGGAACTCAGATTCCCACTGTTCTGCACACAGGATTTCACGTTGTTCGCGGAAGAATGCTGTCGTAAACACAGGCTTTCCGTCGCGCATGTATTCAAAGTTTGTTTCATCGGTTACAGGGTCAAGCGCCGGTGTCTCGATAGCTTTCCATTTCCAGCCAGACTTGCGTGCGGTCTCTTGCAGTCGTCCGATTGGGTCATACAGGGAATACCGTGTGCCGCAGATGACGATTGGCGTGCCTTCAATCGCTCGACCGATAATATCACCGGAGATAACCTCCCATTTGTCGTCAAGCCGCTGCCGGTTCTTGGCTTCTTCTCGACCTTCCACGCAGTCATCCAGATATAGCAGGTTCGTTGCTTCGGACAAGCCGACCTGCCGGGCGTCGATGGAACGGCACATGACCGTTGGGAATCGTGACTTCTTGTCCAGATTGAACGTCTTGCGGTCTGCATATGTCTGTACCAACTTGGCGTTTGGGAAAATGTCGTAGAAGTGGTACTCCGATTCTGCGTCCAAGTATTCCAGACAGCCTTTGTAGAAAGATTGCACAAGGTCATCGCCGGTGCCCTCCATCAGCGTTGAATGGTTCGGTTTTCTGCCGGAGAGCATGTTTACAAAATTGATGCCCATTTGGCTCTTTCCGGCTCGTTTAGGCATTGAAACAGACAGAAAATGCAGCTTTCCTTCCAGAACTTCCTGATACGCCTGTGTGTACCGGTGCAGATAGTGTTGCCGCGGCGCATAGAAACGCTTGTCATACGGTTTTCCGTACTCTACTGCGTTCAGGTAATCTTCAAAGAAGTGTGGTGCACCGAATAGCAGGGACTTGAACAACATGCTGTCAAGCCGCTCTGCCGCCGCCCAATCGCGGTTTTCTACCGCCCGCTGTAACGCTGTTGTCAGCAGCGGACGAAAATCCTTGCGGTTATGCAGCTGCGCTGGGTGGTTGAACTCTGTGTATCTTCCGACTTTGTTTGTTGCTCCGGTGATCTGATACTGGTGAAACATCTTTTTACGTGATGCCGCCTCCCATTCGGCAAACCATGCGCGGCACAGCTCAAAATAGTCCTGCCGTGGCTGGTCGTCAAACGGGTCTTTTTTGACGTGCTTCAAGATTTCCGACGCGGTTTTTGAGTAATTCATAAGAGGTCACCCACCAGCTTCAGGGCTTCTTTCGCCTTTGCCATCATGCCATTCTCCGCAAGGTATTCCATACCTTTGAGCGTAATCGCCGGATGAATCGGCTCTACGATATGCGGGTACATATTTGCTTGTGTCTGTGTGCACACCAGACCGCGAATATAGCCCGTGTTCTGTAATTCAATCATGATACTTTCCCAACAGGCAAATTCGCAGTGTAGAGCCTGCGCAGACACCAATGACGGGTCAAAATCTTCCCTGCCTTTGTATTTGTCCAGAATCTTCAAAATCTTGTAAATCAATTTGAAATTGTCCATTTTTATCCTCCGAAAAACAGAAAAGAGGCTACCAGACGAATCTGATAACCTCTTTAGGTCTACCTACGCCGCTTGCGCAGGTGCTTGTTATTTGATTTTATTCGCCTTCGCCTGTTCTATACAGTAATCCAGCAGCACTTCAAGATTTGTGTTCTTTGATTTTCGCATCGTGTCGGCAAGAGTTTCGATTTCATGAATGGTTCCCGCATTCCCGTCATGGCAAATCGGAAACAGTTTGCTGTAGAAAGATTCTTTCTCCTTGTCAGAGATTCTTTCTTTCATAAGTCCTACCTCTAACATAATATCCTCTAATGACGGGGTACTGTAAATCGGACATATGTAATCGGCGAGTATAGATTTTCGGAACATCTCGCCGCAAATATAGCTCTCCCGCGTCTCCATCGTACAGTCATCTGTGTCCATGATGATGAATAGTTTGAAATTCTCGAGTCGCTTCTTAGAGCGGTTGTATTCTATGTCATACGTGTCCGCAAAGACTTTCAGGCTTGAGAACTCCCGCTGTGCCAAAAACTTGTCCAGCACGTTTATTTGTATGCTTTTCGCGCCTCGGTCTTTGCTGATTACTTCCAGCTTCAATCTTAGGCTTGATTTCACATAGTCCGCTATGGCTTTTTCAGATTTACCATGAACAATAATGGCACAGCAAGAGCTTCGTGTTTGAAGTTTTCGTTTCGGGTTGCGTTTAGCCAATATCTACACCCGAACCCTTCATGTCATCGACAGACTGCAAACACGCAATAATGTCATCATAGTCAAGCCCATCTGTCATCGGAACACCGCCAAATGCGCCCTTGAGATAGAGCAAACGCGCATTGTTTTTCTTCTGTATATCGTATTCATCCAAGCAGCACGCCTCTTTGTTGCCCTCATAGTCAACGTTGATAATGTAAACCGCTTTCTTTGGCAACATTTCCATCAAATACGTGTTGTGCGTCGTAATAATAAACTGTCCGGTGATTTTATCTTCCAAAGACGACAGAATACTACTCAGCAACAAATCGTGTATGCCTGATTCAAGTTCGTCATACACAACGATTGAGCCGTTGAGCGCACCCAGTATCGCTCTGACGATCTTTATCACCTGCTGCGTGCCCTCAGATTCTAAAGACGCCGGTACTCGACGAATTTTTTCGTTAATCAGCTTGTTAAAATACAGCTGATATTGAACGCCTCTGTCCGTGTCCTTCCGCTCATATTGCACAGACTTTACGTCCGCATATGTCTGCGTAAAGAACACATTGAGAATTTTTTCACTGACATCCAGCAAAGGTTCGTCTTTCTTGGCAATAACACCGCCGCTCAACTCTGGCAGCTTATTAAGAACATGGTTCGGTCGGACTTCCATTTCAGATTTTGCACCTTGCTCATGAAGCTGCATGTCGAAAATCATATCAATAATATCAAAAACATAGGATAAGTAGTTGTCTTTAATGTACTGCTCGTTCTTTGCTTCTCGCTCGTTTTGCAGCAGTGCTAAGAATGAATGCTTGCCCCAATACTGATTGATTAAATCAACAGCGTTCTCGCTCACCTTCTTGTTGTCGAACAGTCGTGAGCAAAAGTGCATCTCAATGCCGTCACCTTTTTTGCGTAGCTCAAAAATAGGCTGGCTACGTTTGCCGGTGAAATAGTACAGTCTTTCATAACAAATTGTATCTGTGAAAGCCAGCTCATACACTCCCCTGTGCGTGCCAATCTGGAATCCGTACTCAACTTCGGTCGGCTCGTCGCAGTCAATCATTCGATACGCGGACAGCTTTGCTTTCTGCGCGTGGGCACGCATAACCGCGTCAGCTAAGATTTGCCGAATGCCATCCGGCAAAGGTTCACCGTTATCCTGCGTGATATTCACAAGATGCTCGATTCTTTCCTTTTCGGAAAAGGTTAAAATGCTGTTGCGCAGCAGCATAAAGCTGCTGATAAAGTTGGTTTTGCCACTGCCGTTTTCTCCGTAAACAGCAGCCAATCTTTTCACTTGTTTTCTGGCAGCTGTGAAGTCAAACGTAACATCTGCCAAGGATTTGAAATTTTTTAATGTGACGTGTGTAAACATGGTCGCATCTCTCCTTGTTATCTATACTTTACGCCTAATCCGCCGTAAAGTCAAGAAAATCCGTGTCGAAATGTGTATTTTTCTTGCAAATTGCATGGAATTTTTAGCCTAATGTGCTAAATTCAACCGCACAAGCACAAAAATAGGGCTACGGCACTTCGCCATAGCCCTTATTTTCATTCGTTGCTATCTACCGAGTAGTCAAACCCCACTGCATCCATTGCGTCGTGCATCATGCCGATGATGAGCTGTTGCAGACTTGTGCCGTTCTGCGCAGCGAATTCTTTCCATTTCTCGCGCTCGCCTTTGGGAACGCGGAATTTGATGTCATCCAATTTAGAGTTATAGCGTTTTACACTTTCTCTAACTGCGATTTTCCTGTCTACCTCACCATTCAACTGTCTTTTTCTTGCATCTGATTCTTTGCTCATGTCCGAACCTCCTGTCTTGAGTACAGGATAGCATATAAGGGTGCTTATGTCAATAGACTTTTTTGTTTTGCGAGAAATTTTCGGGTTTACCCGCCGCGGTCGCTGCGGCATAGTCCCCCACCGGTGCACACGTGTTCATGCACAAGATACGTCAAACTGCACAATTTTATAGCTAAGTACCCTTATATTTTTATGTATAATACCACTGTACAAATAAGGGTGCTTATAGTATAATATAAGTACAGTAAAGGAAAGGAGAACACCAAAAGGTGCGAACCTCTCAGTTACTGAGTAAAAAGAAAAGAGCCAAAGCGCCAAACCGCAATGGCTCTAAGAAAGAAGGTGAGAAAATGCCTCATCCTCTTTACCCAACTGGTTACGGTTGGATGTGGTCAGATGGTGTTATCCGCGCCTCTGATTCCTATTCCGAGTTGTAACCACAGATACCCGGCGCGGCGGGTGTAAAACATACCGCGCACAAATCAAATTATATCGTGCCTGTATTATAACAGGCAGAAAAGGAGTTGTCAAGTATGGAAAGACAAATCAGAATGTTTTCCGAAAGAAAAGAAGGTAAAAAATGGGTATATGACCATTACATCTGCACAGACCCGGCAACCGTGTATTCACGCTTAGCGGGTGCACTTATCGCGAAAAAGCTGAATAAATGCACATACATCACGCGAATTAAGCGCGTGAACAACTACGATGGCACGCAGACGATTACCATCACGCAGGATAACGGTTACCGGATGGTTTTCATCGTCCCGGAAAATATGTAGGAAGGTGTCAAGCATGAGAAAAATTGAAATGTTCGCAGAACACAAAGTTGGGAATGAGTGGGTGCAGGATGGCGGCGTCTGCACTGAACCGGCGACCGTGTACAAATATCTGGCGGGAATGCTTACCGGGATGAGAAGAAACCACGTCGCATATCCCGCGCGACTTGCGCGCGTGAACAACTACGATGGCACGCAAACGCTAATCATCGCGCAGAGCCACGGTTACCGGTGGGTATTTACCATTCCGGACGGGATATAAGTCGAAACCGCCCATCGCGGGCGGTCTGGCAGAACTGACCCACTGCCACTGATGATGACAGGTCAACAGGAGGAAACAGTATGTACGGAAAAATTTTTGACGACACCGGCGCTATCCGCGCCGAAGTCCTGAATATCAGCGAAACAAACGGTTTCGCTGACCCTGCCACCGCAAACAATGGCGGCGGGTATTCCCAGCCGAAAATTGTGGTTCGCTGGGATTGCTGGCGTATCGAAATCACCGACCTGTCGTGTGGTGATTTCGGCAGCCGGTACACTGCCCGTGCGCAAGACCTGCGCACGGTTGAAACACAGTCTGCGTATTGGGGCAGCATGTACCGCGCGGATGAAATCTCATCCGATTTTACCGCGGCGCACAAGGCAATGCTGGACGACGTGTGCCGCCTGACAGGGTATCACATCCCGACAAGGGACGAAATCTAAGGAGGAAACGAACATGAAGAATATGAACGAGCTGGTGAAGGAGTATCGCAGATACAAGCGCATCTGTGATGAGGCGAAAACTGAGCTGGACAAGCTCAAGCCTCAAATCATCGCCGAAATGGGCGGCGTGGATACAGTAATCGGCGACGATTACAAAGTTATGTACAAAACGGTACGCTCGGCTCGGATTGATTCTGCGATGCTCCGGCGGGAGTATCCGGAGATCGCCGAAGAATGCACGAAGGTGACCGAAGCAAATCGGCTCACCGTGAACTAAGTCGAAACCGCCATACCGGCGGTCTGGCAGAACTGACCCACTGCCACTGATGATGACAGGTCAACACACATAGGAGGTACATTATCGTGACGAATGAAAATTTAATAGCAGTGCTGAAAACCGCACAGAAAGAGATTGCAACGCCTCAGGCATATACAATGTTGGAGGATACTATCGCGGCGTTGCGGAAGGAAATTGCGGTCAAGGCTGCAAAGTCTGCTGGAAAGCAGGACTTATATCGCGCAATGCTGGCGGTAATCAATTCCGCCGAAAAGCAAGACCCCGGCAAGAAAGCGCTGCATGGCGCGTGGATTGACGATGGAAAGCAGTATGTCAGCAATAGGTATATGCTCATTGAAAACGGCGGTACGCCGCTTGACCTGCCTGCCCTGCCGGATGACGTTGAGCCGCTGGACGTGCAGCCCATCATAAAAGCACGAGCGAAAAAAGAATATCCTGACGTTCTGACCTGCCCGACGGTAGCAGAACTGAAATCGGGCATCGCAGAACAGAAGGCGCTTGCAAAGTGCAATGGTCATAAGCTCCGCAGAGTAGAATATCATCTCGGAGGCGGTCACGTTGCAGATGCGGAATATCTGCGAATCGCAGTTCAGGCGACAGGCAGCACTACAATTCACGCGGAAAACCGCATGGCGGGGCGTGATGACCAATACCAAGTCGGCGAACTTTGGTTTAAATCAGACGATGGGACGGTGCGAGTGTTAGTTTCGCCAGTGCTTTTGCCAGTGCGCAAACTTGTATCGAACGATGCTACAGGGTTTTACTACATCAAATAGTCGAAACCGCCGTTCCGGCGGTCTGGCAGAACTGACCCACTGCCACTGATGATGACAGGTCACTGGCAATCTATCGTGAAATGTGATAGTATTGCAGTCAGCTAAAAAGAAAGAAGGAAACAAAACATGGACTTTACAAAGTCAGAAAGCAGCAGCGCTGCCATTCTGGCGGGCGACAGTATCGCCCGATTCATAACAGGCGGCGGGCTTGCCTGCACTTGTGTGCGGCAGGATATCGCACCCCAGAGTGCCGTGTACGGCTTTGAGTGCAGCGATATATACGAGTACAAGCCGACACTCGCAAAACGGCTTGTGCGGCTCGTAGGAACGCGCAGCCACGTACAAGCGCGTTTCATCGAAGATTGCCCGTATGGCGATTTTGGTATCGAGATTGAACGCAATCCGCGCGGCTCCGTGTATCTCGGCGACATCGTGCACGCAAGTCTTGGCGTATCCGTGTCTATCGGTGTAGGCATGACCGGCGAACCGGAAATGCTGGACATCGGCAAAGCGCCGCATGTCCTCATCGCCGGTACGACAGGCAGCGGCAAATCCGTGCTGCTGAACACCATTATCGCCGGTCTTGTCTACAAGAATGAGCCGCAAGCCTGCGAGCTGGTACTTATAGACCCAAAACGGGTCGAGTTCGACGCATGGGCGGGCATCCCTCACCTGCGTTGCCCTATCGTCCAAGGCTCGGAGAACGCCGTACAGGCGCTTGAGAGCCTTGCAGATGAGATGGACAGCCGGTACGAGAAAATGTCTTCTATGGGCGTGAAAACCGCCGCTGAGGCGGGTATGAACCGCATAGTCTGCGTCATTGACGAACTTGCTGACCTCATGATTGTCAGCAAGAAATCGGTCGAAAGCAATATCGTCCGCATCGCACAGCTCGGCAGAGCGGCGGGAATCCATCTCGTAGTTGCGACGCAATCCCCACGCGCCGCAGTGGTAACCGGTCTTATCCGTGCCAACATGCCTTGCAAGATCGCGTTGACCTGCAACGGCGTGCGGGAATCTATGATTGTTCTCGACCACGGCGGCGCGGAAAAGCTGCTGGGTGCCGGTGATGCGCTTATCCGTCGCCCCGGTTCGGTCGGTGAGACAAGATTCCAAGCGGCGTATACACCGGCGGGAGACATTGAAAAGCTGGTGTCGTCCGTCAAGGCGAATTGCCAGCCCGTCAAACACACAGTTCCGTTGGAGCGCCGCAAGGGCAGCGTGCTCAGATGGATTTTGACGGGAGAATAAAACAGAATATCACATAAGGGCAGGACTGCATACCGGCGGTTCTGCCCTTCTTTGTGTGCTTACCTCACGTGCTGGCGGGAGCACAAGATACTGGCGGGTGGCATTAGGTGGCATCAAAATCACAAAAATCGTTTAGAGGGGGCGTATTATAGAAATTATAGAATTTATAGAAAATATTCTGGTCTATAAAATCTATAATTTCTATAATTCAGTGTTTTCCCCGTATTTTAATGTCTTAATGCCACCTCACAAGGGTGTAGATAGGATAATGGTATAAAATTGCGGTATTCAATGCCAGATAAATTGCGAATTTGCATGTTGCTGGGTGGCATCAAACCCGAATTTCTAATGCCACCCTGATGCCACCTAATGCCACCCGCACAAAAGTTAATGCCACCCTTTTGCCCTAATGCCACCCCGTAATGCCACCCGTTTTCCAAAAGCCCCGACATGCAGATTTGCACATCGGGGCTTTACCTTTTCGTCCGTTATTCCGTATCGCTTTTGCTCATATTTTCCGCTGGCGGGAGTGCTCCCTTTGCATTGCTGAGGTATGTCTCGGCAAGCCGTTCTGCATCTCTGCCAGTTACTTCTTCGCCCAGCGGCGCGTTGGCGGTAATGACAGTTTCCGTCTGGTCTCTCATGCCGTCGTAGTTCTTCTGCCAGAAAATGCCGACGACCGGATTTACCTTGCCGTCCTGCATCAACTGCTCACGATACACAGCGCAAACTTGCCGAATTGATTTTATCAAGTTCCGCCGGTCTTTGCTCAATTGCTCGTTTTCCCATTTCCAAGCTATGGTTTTATCAATACCGATAGCCATGTAAGCCGCCAAATTTCCAACTTTCATATCCTTCTCAGCGCACATACGGAGATACGCCGTAAACTTTTCCCACCGCTCAATGCAATCGGGGTCTGTCAATTCCGGCGGCTGGATAAGTGTCGCAATGTTGGACACCAATTCGCCGTTGTACCCTACCGGCACAACGGGGTCGCGGTTGTTCGCCGGTACAGGGTGGTCTTGCCGAATCTTTCTCGGCTGCTTGTCCTTCCCTCTGCCCACATATATTACCTTCTTTCTAATTTCATAATTGCTTTTTCTATCGCGGTTTGCGCCCGTTCGACACAACCCACTACGTCCCGCACGCGCTTCTCTACTTCGTCCGAGATGGCATCGTCCATGTATTCCTCAAGGTACTCTCTCAGATCATACCCGCACTTCGTCTCAACCCAGCCAAGGGCGTCCGCCAAATCCTCCACGAAATCATAATGCCCGTCGATGTACAGTTTCCTCACGCAACCCATCTCCCCTCTCTGGGGTCAAAGTGAATATCCAACGCGGCATACAGCCGGAGCAGCGTATCGGGGCGCACCCTGTAGCCCTGTCGTTCGTAAGCCGTGATGTCAGATGGGCAGGCTTGGGCGCGCTGGGCAAGCGCCTCACGGGTCAGCCCGCGACGCTGCCGAACGAAGGTCAGCCATCTCGTCAGCTCGGCGCACGCGGCATCGTCCTTACGCGCGAGGCGGGAGGTCTCCGCTACCATGCGCATGCGCTCTGCTGGGTCGAACAGCTTGGGCGCTACGAGGTCATTCGGCGTGACGCCCAGCGCCGTGCACAGATCAGGCAGTACGGAGCACTTGATTGTCGTGTCCCCGCGCTCCCAGCAGCGCAGTGTGTTCGGCGTGATGCCGGTCTGCGCTGCGAGGTCAAGCCGTGATACGTTAGCTGCTACGCGGTAATACGTCAAGCGGTAACCCTGCGCCTCAGTCGTCGTCATCGTCGTCACCACACATACCCCTCTCGTAGTCGTCCCACGTGTAGCCTTCGTCCTCGTGTTCTTCCCTGACCTTGTCGAGCAAGCCGTGCAGGTGGTTCGTGGCTGCGTGGAACGACAGTTCCATAAGCTCCATCTCGTCCATATCGCCGGTGTGGTAAATCTCCGCGTTGCCCTTGCCGTGGTTGACCACCACCGAAAGTCCGGTGATGGTCTTGTCCTTGTATACGGTCTGAAGCATCGTCTCCCAGAACTCCGGGAACGGAAGGTACTTAATCTTTGCCATTGTCATTTCCTCCTAATGTAATCAGTTCGGCATACGGCAGGGATTCCACCCACGAGCAGAAGTCGCGCCACTCGTCCAGCTTGTGATTCCGGCGGGCGTGGTACATGTTTCTCAGGACGGCGTAGTTCAGCTGCACAGTGCGCAGCTGATTGTAGCTGGACGGGAGCAGCTGAATCATCTGCCACCACCATTCTTTGTCATGCTTTGCAAGATACTGCTCACGGCACATGTTCAAATCCTTGCACAGGTTCTTGATGCACTCAAGCCCACCCTGCATCAAATGTTCGTGGCTGAAATCGTCCAGCGTAAATTCCTTATCCGCAATCTTGTGCATTTTGGAACACGAATTTGCAACCGTTCCCACCTTATACGTATCGTATTCAGACCACCAATACACCGGTGCGGTAACGTCCATCGTTACGTTAATCATGCGCATAAACTTGCCATGGTCAGAACCAGCCTTGACCAGCTTCTTCATGAGAGTAAGGTCATTCCTGCCTACAACTCTGTACTCAACCTCATGCCCCACGATGGTTTCACGCCAATGCTTGCTATCACTCTTATCCCAGCTGTTCATCGGGTTACGCATTCCCCGGATAGCTGCATCCCAGCCGAATACCTCTGCGTTTGTAATCTTAATCATATTATACATCTCCTTCTGCTCTGTGTAACGACTTTTCTTCACTGAACCCATCAGGATAGCGGGCACAGAGCTTATCAATATTCAGCTGCATCACATCCTCAAGGCTGAAGCCATACGCGGTACACAGCTCCGCAATCATCCAAAGGCAGTCTCCGATTTCCTTCATCAGATGTTCTTCGTCAAGCTCGTGTCCCTGATACCATTTCTGAAACAGCCCCGCAACCTCGCCAGCTTCGGACGTAAGACCGAACACAGCATGGCATACCATGTCATTGTACCGATCGTCATAATGGAGGTTGCACGTGCGCATGGCAAGTTTCTGGTACTCATTCGGTGTCATTACTTATCCTCCCCACTCAGTTCCAGCGCCTTGTTCAGGTACCAGATGGCTTTCTTAATGTCCTCCGCATTATTCTTGCGGCGGTGTCTGTAAAGGTACTTGAACGCATTGCAGACGCAGAACTCGTACACGGCATCTCTGCCCTGTGTTTCTGTCATAACGTCGATGCACTCAAATTTGCCGGTCTCATAATGACTTGGGTGATTAACGTTATCTGGTTTAATTACCTGTTTATCCATTATCCATTCCTCCTAATCTTGTCTACACGCGCCTTGATAGCGTCCAGCAGCGCGTCTTGCCCGTCTTTCTTAGCGTCCAGTGCGTCAATTACGTCCATGTCAATGCTGTCTTGCACGACAAGGTGATGCACAACAACCGGCTTTTCCTGTCCTTGTCTGTACAATCGGGCATTCGCCTGCTGGTACAGTTCCAGTGACCAGTTCAGCCCGAACCAGACAACGTTATGTCCGCCTGCTTGCAGGTTCAATCCGTAGGCTGTACTTGCCGGATGGGCAAGAAGAACATCGAGCTTACCGGCGTTCCAGTCGTCTGCGTCCTTGCTGTCCTTGTAGACACGGACTTTGTACTTCTTGCCGAGCCGGTCAACGACGCGGTCAATATCATGTTTGAATGAGTAAAACACAAGTGCCGGTTGTCCCTGCAAACCTTCCATGAGTTCTTCCAGCGCGTCTAACTTTGCGTCATGCACCGGATGAACTTCTTTGTTCTCGTCGTACAGTGCGCCGTTCGCCAGCTGCAACAGCTTGTTTGACAGGGCAGCAGCACCGGCGACTGTAATCTCTGTATCATCGACCGGCAGCAGCATGTCCCGTTCAAGGGTTTTGTAATTCTTTCGTGCTTTTGCGTCCAGCTCAACTGGCACAATGCTGTATGTGATGTCTGGCAGTTCCAGATAATCTTCCGCTTTCATCGACACACAAATATCGCCGATGGCGTGTTTGATTTGTGCGTCTGCGCCGGGCTTCAATCGTCCGTAAACAAATCGGTTTCCCCGTCGTTCAATCTCGCAGTACCGCTGGTTGAACGCAGATGCCGATTGCCCCAGCCGTGCGCCGCCGTCAAGCAAGAAAACCTGTGACCATAGGTCTTTCATGTCCTGCGGCGCAGGTGTGCCTGACAGCTCTACTACGCGCTGTATGGACGACTTGACACTCTTGAGCGACTTGAATCGCTGCGCCCGAGGGTTCTTGAAACTGCTGCTCTCATCGAGAACAACCATGTCAAACTTCCATGCGTGCAGTTCGAACAAGCAGTAATCAACCAGCCATGACACATTGTCACGGTTGATGATGTAAATGTCCGCTGGTTTTGCCAGTGCGTCAATTCGGCGCTTGAGAGAACCGAGAACTGTAGATACGGTCAGGTGAGATAAGTTATCCCACTTCTTAATCTCGTTCTGCCACGTCGCTTCTGCGACCTTTTTTGGCGCAATGACGAGCACCGCGCCAACCTCAAATCGGTTGTACATCAGCTCGTTGATTGCAAGCAGCGTTGACGCCGTCTTGCCTAAGCCCATGTCGATGAACAAACCCACGTTCTTGTCCTCAACAATTCTCTCAGCGCAATATTGCTGATAGTTATGTGGCTTGAATATCATTGTACCGCCTCCCAATCTCGCCCTTCCGCAAATCGCGGGAACGGCGGATTGTTGACGTACTCATTGACCGATTCGTAAGAATCAAGCACCCACACACGGACGCTATTGTACTCGGAGAGCTTCTTGCAGACATGTACCTGCAAAGGTCTCGGCTTGCCGCCCGGACGTTTCAGCTCTACAAACTCTACGCTGCGGCTGCCCTTCCAGAACACGATTCTGTCCGGCACGCCTGCTTGGGAATCGGACTGGAACTTAATCGCCCATCCGCCGTGCGCTTCTACTTCCTTTATGAAGTACCTCTCAATGTCACGCTCCCGCGGGACGTGTGCTTTCGTCATCTTCATCCTTTTCCCACTCCCCTCTCTTGATGATGCCGACAACATATTCATCGTTAAATGCTGCAACCAGTTTGCCACTTTTGCCACGGATAACCAGCTGTTGTTCCGTCCAGTAATGGCTTGCGCCGTTTTCGACACGCACTGAAGCTGAGCCGTCGGAGAGCAAAACCTCATAATACCGTTTCGGCTTCTTGGCTTCATCCAGTTCTTTGTGCAGGTTATCAAGCTCACATCTTAATTTGTTTACTTCATCTTCCCGATGCTTATACTTTTTCTGCACGATCTTATATTCTGATTCAAGGTCAAGCACCGAGCAGTATCCAGCGCGTAAAGCCCTTAAGGCATCAGCTTCTTCGCGGATATCATCGTTTGCTGCATACCGCAAAATTTCTTCCCTGTCGCAAATCATCTTGTCCAGCGCGCGAATAATATCTTCTTCTGGCATTTCTTCGTCCTCCTACACTAAATCAATATCTTTTGCTATTGGCAGCCAAAAGCCGCGTTTTCCCTTTGCGCCTTTTCTGCGTTCCGCGCCGGGGAATTCACCCGACGCGATTACATTGTTTACTACTCTGCCAAACCGTCGCGCATCCATATGCACACCTGCGAGCTTGACAAGCTCTGTCGCACTGGCAAACGTCCATTGCTCCTCTGGCAAGTCTGGGTCAAGGATTTCCAGCAATTCTTCCTCACCCGGCAATTCTTCCATTCTGGTTGCGTTGCGCGCGTTCAGCAACTTCTGTTCCTCTCTGGTCAAGCGGTAGCTCTGCGTACCAGCTTCAAGCCACGTGTCGTAGACCTGAAACCACAACTGCCTAAACCAATCATCTGACAGACTGAAAAGCCGGTCTGTGTCGATGTGTGTAATCGGCACTGTCCAGAAGCGACGGTTGCCGGTGTCATCCCGCAAGAAACGTTCGCTGTTCAGTGTGCCGCAGAAGGAAGTCCGTCGGGCGTGCATCTCTGCGGAACGCTCATAAGGACGACGGAGCGTGTCAGACGGCTTGGTGATGAATGCTTTCAGTGCGCCTTCGTCCGAACGCAGCGTGCGCTCCATCTCTCCCAATTCAGAAATCCAACTGTCCGTCGCACCAATTAGGGTGTCCTTGTCACGAAAATTCAGAACCGCACCTTCGTTGAACCAGTCCGGCTCAACCGCCAACCGGCGGAACAGACTGGTTTTGCCAATGCCCTGACCACCGACGAGGACAAGCACGCCTTCTGCGCCATACGGCTGCCGGTCACTGTTGCGGGCAAGCGCCACGCACTGTGACAACCAACGCTGCACGAGAAACCGGCTTGTGCTGTCATCCTGCGGGAGCTGCATAAGTTCATCCAGCAGAATTGACACACGGTCAGCACCGTCCCACAACCCGTTTTGCAGCATGTCCGTGACAGGATTCACGCGGTTCTGCCGCCAAATCAAGCCCATTCGGTCAGAGATAGTCGTAGTTCCGGCTCTGTCCACTTTTGCCTGTCGGTACAGGTCGTCAATCACAGACGGCATTGCGTTGCCCACACTGGATTCGGGGATGCCAAATGCCTGTTCTGTACCAACAGAACGGAACTTGTGTGTAATCTCGTCGTACCAGAGCTGCACACCGGCGACGCTCAGTGTCTGCTTGAGAACGTCCGTGGTAAACATCACACCATCCAGTGCTGCGAGATGGTCAGCCATGTGCTTTGCAAAGTCCGGTTCAGCGGTCATACCCTTGGCATCTAACGACTGTTCAAATGCAAGCTGGATATTCGCTGAGCGCTCTTGCGCCAGTGCCGCCTGCGTCTTTTCATCCTCTCGGACAAAATCACGCATTGCCGTTGTAGACGGCAACTTTGTGACCGGACAGCCCGGAGCCGCTTTCTCGTCCAGCTCACCGAATCTGTGCAGCCGAACAAGGTCAAACGCATTGACCAGTCTGCCGGAACACGGGTCTGTTGCATGGTGCGAATACAGGAATTTGTCATCATAGACAATCGCGCCGCCGGAGGTGCTGCCCTTTGCATATGAGTATCGGTCGGCACCGGCGGGGATGTATTCGTCCGGCAGGAAGGTGTCAATCGCTTCTGTGATGGAATACGTCCGGCAGAAAGCACCGATGATGCCCTTCTTGGTCGTAGGGTCTTCGGCTTCTGCCGCTTTCTGTTGCTTGGCTTCTACGCCCGGAACAACAGCCCACGATGATATGTCGTGCCAGTCGTCGTACAGCAGCAGCACGCCGTCCACGTCGATAAAGTCATGTTCCGTGTCCGCTGCGTATACAAACTCGCCGTCACAGGAGCATGTCGGGTAATACATGAGGCGGGTGACCTCAAAAGTTGTTGGGTCATACCATGACATATCCGGCAGCATCAGAGACGCGAGCTTTCGTGCAACCGGTTCATATTCGTCCACGGTCATCGTCCGGTTGGTCGGAAGGATGACACGCAGTCGCGGTGCAGACGGTCTGTGCTTTCGTGTACTGTAGATACAATACGTGCAGCCCAGCTTCATGACCGCCTGTTTGACCTTTTCCGTTGCGCCTGCGGGGCAATGGTCAAGGTCAAGGGTAACCACATCGCGCCCTCTGAGGTTCTTCACGATGCGGTTACCGTCGAGCTGACCGCCCACAAAACCGCCGTTGTCTTTCAGATTATCCTGCTTTGACTTCGGCATACTGAGGTACACATCCAGCGTTTCCTGTGTGCGGAGCGGCGTTTTCAGCTTGTCATAGAACTCCCGCAGGTGGAGCTCTACGGTTTTCCAGCTGGTAGTCTTACGCGACGCTCCGACGCTGATTTTAAGAATTCTATCAGTCATAGCTTAGTCCTTCGTAAAGTAATTTCCGCACCATCCGTCCGCGTTCAGCGGCAGTCCCGGCGCCCAGTCTATTGGCTGAGACATGATTTCTACAATCTCGTCCAAGCAGTTCGTATCTTGCGAACAAACCACTTCGTCATGAATGTGAAAGCGAACATCATATCCAGCTTTTTCTAATCTATCAAGGTTTACAGCAAGGCAATCTCTCGCAATTGCTTGAACACAATTACTCACAATGCGGAACTGTTTTTCTTCTGGGTCGTACACGCAGAATCGGTGCCGCGCACCACAATTTCTGAGGTCGTACACACGTTCCGAACGTCCGGTGTCGCACACAGCAATTCGGGTGCCCATCCATGACTTATTCGGTACAGAAGCGTCGTCACGCCAATGCCTGTTCGTTCTGCGTATTCTGCCACAGTCATCCTGCCAAGCGGTGTTTCGATAAACCGATTCGACCGCCTGTTTCTTACATTTATCTTTCGCGGAACCCAACGACAGTTTTCCGGCGAATAGCCCTTGTTGTTGTCCCTTCTGTCCAATTCCAGCCCGCGTTGATATGTCGAACCCATGTCTCGCCAGAAGTTCTCGAAGCTGTGCTGCCATTCGTCGCAAACGGTAATTCCCCGTCCGCCGTAGTTGTGATACGCCGGATGATTCGGGTCGTTGCATCTCTGTTTCATGGAGTGCCACACCGCCCACGCCGGATGCTTTGACATTCCGTGCGTAGTGTTGCTTTCTCCGATCAAACGATTTCTCAAGCAGCCACAAGATTTTACGGGATGCCGCTTGCGGGTAATGTCCGTCGCCGCATAAGTAACTTCTCTGCCGCAGATGCACCGGCATACCCATCGCGGCTTTCCGTCTTTCGTGTTTTCCTCTGACCTTCGCAAAACAGTCAGGTAGTTGAACTGCTGACCAGTTAAGTCCCTCAGCTTCGCCACACCGCATCCATCCTTTCTCGGTCAGTATCTTGTGGTCTGGGGTCATGTGTAAGCCCCCAACACGGACAGTGGGCTTGAAACCCTGATAGATTAAACCATCATGAGATACCCATTCTTCCCCGTCCCACACCTTATGTGAAGCGGTTACATCCGTAATAGGCCGTAATCCAGAATCGGTAAGCACCAAAGTGTTACCGGCAAGGCAGTTCTCCGTCAGCTTTCCTCCATATGTCTCTAATTGCCGCCATTTCTTTGACGACTGCTTATCGCCAGAACCGGTCGATGTGCCCCAATAGGTAATTGACTTTTCGCCAAATCGGTTCACGCCAATACCCGGCTTCGGATAAAATATCTGTCTGCCAGACGGCAATTTAACCGCCAATAATCGCAGGTGCTCAGTCTCTACCATCGAGAAGGTAAGCAGCTGTCGTATCCTGAATGACCGTCCGGTTTCAATCGCTGAGATTGCAGCCTTCTGGCAGTAGTCCCAGAACTGGACAATATGCGGATTCGCTTTGCGCCACTTATTCTTGATGTCCGGCAGGTCTTTTTCAGGAATGCCCATTCGTAGCGCACCCATGTTGACCAGTGCTTTCGTTCCGCCCTGATAGCCTAACGCGAGTGTTGCCACCTTGCCACGCTGACGCAGTGGGTAATTCGGCTGACCCTTGGCAATGCTTTCGACCGGAACGCCAAACATGTTTGCCGCCGTTGCTTCGTAAATCTTACCGGTCGTTCGGAACACCTCAAGTGTCCATTCTTCACCGGCAAGCCAAGCAATGACACGAGCTTCGATGGCTGAGAAGTCAGCGTCTACAAATACCTGTCCTTCGTCCGGTATCAGGCAAGTGCGCACGAGCTGTGACAGCGTGTCCGGCACGTTGCCGTACCATAGCTGCATCTCGTCAAAATCGCCGGTCTTGCAAATGTCTCTTGCCATATCCAGCTCGTCAAGGTGAGTTCTGGCAAGGTTTTGCAGCTGCACGATACGCCCAGCCCATCTTCCCGTGCGTGCTGCTCCGTAGAATTGAAGCATTCCACGAACCTTCTCACCCTCACCCAGCGCACGTTCCATAGCGGCGTATTTGCTGACTGAGGTTTTCGAGATCATCAACTTTAGCTTGATGACGTGACGGACAAGCGGTGGAAGTGTTTCGTCAACTGCCATTTCTTCTAAGTATTCTTTGCGCAAGCTCTCTGGTCGAACACCTGTCTGCTGTTCAATCCAGTTGGAAAGCTGCTGGGTAGACTTTGGATTTGCCAGACCTGTGAGTTGCATCATTTCTTGTTTCAACAGCTCTGTCGACCGTGCGTCAATTTTCAACGCGCCATCCATCATTTCCTTGTCAACCCGCACGCCGCGTTCATTCATGCGCAAGTCTTGATGCCACTGTGTCCAGATAAAATCTGGAATCGGCACCTCAGACAACCACTCGTGAATCTTCTTCTCCGCGACTACGTCCTGCCGGTTGTACTCTCTGAACAGCTGCCACTTCTCTGTGTCGTGCTGTGGCAGGTTTCTGGTTCTGCCGCCGTTAACCTTTGTCGGCTTGCACGGACAGCAGAAATACTTGATAAGCGCTTTGCCGGTCTTGTCTTTCTGCGCGTCTGCCGGAATCCCCAGCGCCGCGCCCAGCTCTTTCAGGCTTGGCGGGTAGGCTAAGTACAAGCCGTACACCATCGTGCAACGCCACCGGTGCGCCCAGCTTGCCGGTTCTCGATGCAGGTATCTCGACAAGCAGTACCACTCAAAAGCGGCATTGTGTGCCCATAGTTCCGTGTCGGGGTCGTCCAGTGCGACGAGGACGTTTTGCGGCAGTGCGCCGGTGGCAGTTAAGTCAACGACATGCACTTCGTCCTCGTCACCAAACGAATACGCGAACAGCAGGATTTCAAAGTCCGGCGATTGCGCGTATCTGTACAGCCCCGCCTTGCCAATATCGACACTTGAGTAAGTCTCAAGGTCGATATGGAGAATGCGAGCCATTACAGGTCACCCAAATCCTCAAAGTCTGCATCGGCTTCAAGTCCGAAATCCGCCGCAGTTGCCGGTGCGGAATCGCTGAAAGCATCACCGTCACGGGTCTTGAGATAACCGTTCAAGGAGCAAGCGACACCGTTATTTCCGGATGCTGAGTACGGGTAAAAGCTGATAAGCACCTTGCCGTACATGCCGCTGTAAACCTCAGACGGCTCAACCGGTACAGCCTTGTTACCAACCTGCTTGTAGCCAACCGGCTTATGTTCCTCGTTTGCTGAGCAGGACAGCACCCAGTGACCGTGGCATTCTTCACCGAACGGCTCACCGTCGAACTCGCGCACGCCGTCGCCATCCTGAATCGGGAAATTACGGAACTTCTTCGGCGCCTTGCCGTTCCACTTGTCCTTCTTGCCGCGCTCGATAGCTTCTGCAATCGCCTTGTCGATTGCTTCTTTGGTCTTGGTATCTTCCTTCGGAATCAGAAACTTGGAACGGAACTTTGCTGCACCGCCGTTCATGCCTTCTGCGGGTTTGGTCAGAAATGCGTAAGAAAAACGTCCTTCACCAGTGCACAGATTTGCCATAATTATTTCCTCCTAAAACTTATAAATCCAATCCGAACTCAGCCGCAACGGCAGCATTCGGATTATATGCCTGTCTCTTATCGCTCTCCGGTACAAGTGTAGGCTTGCCCGGTGCGCGGGTGACCAAATCACCGCACGCCAACTCAAAATCTTCCTTGCCCATCAGCTTTTCCATCGCGGATAACGTGATAGGTCTGCGCTCGTACAGCATTGCTTCTGCGATACCTGCATCTTTTGCACGCTGGATTGCCTTGTCCGCGTCGGTAAAGCTGCGGTTGCCCGCTCTGCCGATGACCAGCTTGTATCCCGGCACGTGCTCACCCTGTTCAATCATGTTCTGCGCTTCGCCGGTCAGGTCTTTCGCCCAACCTTCCAGCTCTTTCGCCAGCGGCAACAGCTCTGCGATCTGCTCCGGCGTCAGTAAGTCAGGGTTCTTGCCATGTGCGGATGCCAGCCAATCAGCACGCGCCTTACAGAGGTTCTTTGCTTTGCACCACCGGCACGCCGCTGGGGATGGATTGTACGGCGGATTATCGGACAACGCCAGCTCGGCGGCAATCCGAACTTCTTCATTCGCCCATTTTCGCAGTTCGTCAGCCGAAATTTCGTCCGACGAAAAGTTCTCAATGCGCGGCTGGAAAATGTGCATGTGCACGTTTTTGATGTCCAGCATGAAGTTCAGCTCTCTGTATGCACCATAGGCGTACAGCCGCATTTGCGGATTGCCCACTGCGGAGACCGGCACGCCTTTGCCGTACTTGAAGTCAATTACGTGTAATTCGCCCGGAAAAGCAAGAATGCAGTCCGCCGTGCCGAAACCGCCCGGCGCAATATTACTGAAATTGACCATGTGTTCCACGTATACGTCCGGCGGTTCGCCGATGTGCTCTGCGGCGATGCTGTAAACAAAGTCACCATATTCCGCTGCGTGCTTCTCCATTTCCTTGTCGTACAGTTCCGATTTACGGAGCTTTGCAAGGCGTGGCTTCACGCCGAAGAAGCGTCTGTTCAGTTCCGCTTCGCAGAATGCGTGAGCCAGAGTACCTTCCTCTGCGTACACGCTGGTTGTTGCTGGGATGCCCGCTTCCAGCTTTACCGAGCCGGGGCAGCTGCCCCAGCGGCTGTAGCTCGATGCGCCCAGCCGGGAGTGAAACTCAGGCATTGCTTGACACCTCGTCCACCCACGCAAACATCTCTGCTATCTGCGCCGTGGTAAGATCGGTCATCTTTGCCGCCCCAAGTTCAGACATTTTAGCCTTAATCTCTGGATTGGAAAGAATGTCGTTGCCGTGCGCACGAGCCAGCTTGCGTGCCTCTGCGATATGCTTGCGCAGGTCATCACAGGACAGATTGCTTTCCTGCGGAGCTGCAACCGGTGCGATACCCGTCTGAACCGGCGCTGCCTTTGCGGGTGCTACCGGTTTGACCTCAACGGTCGGTTCCGGCAGCGTGTCCGGCACGGCATTTGCCTGTACCTTCTTTGCCGGTGCGTCCTTCACTGCTGTCTGCTCCGGTACGGAAACCTTGACTTCCGGTGTCACGCAGCGTTCCAGCAGCTTCATCAGCGCATCAGGCAGTTCCAAACGGAGCTTTACCTCACCGTGTACATTTACGTCCATGTTGTGTTCCTCCTAAGTATTCGATATTCGGCTCTCAGGGCTTGCACCTGATGACGGCTTGTCCGTGTAGCCGGTGTGCCGTCCGGCGGCATGCCTAACCGCCGGACGTAAAGAAAGGAGAAAAATGAAAAATGAACTCTGCGGCTCGCCGGAATCGAACCGGCAATCAGCCATGAGCCGCATATAGAGGGGGGGCGGAGCCTCGCACGCCCCACTGATAAGGGAAAGGAAATGTATATGTGTAGGGGGTTAAAAAAACAGGAGATGTATCACGCTTAGCGAGGATGCGTTTTGTGGTGCGCCATGCGGGGCTTGAACCCGCGACACCCAGATTAAAAGTCTGGTACTCTACCAACTGAGCTAATGGCACATATTGAAGGGAAAGCGCGGAAGGTGCGGCAAACGTATGGAGGGACATTTTTCACATCCTTTTATAAAATTTTCTCGCGCTTTCCCATGGTGCGTCATGCA